CTTAATTCAAATAGTTTTGTAGATCTAATGGTGTGCATCCATCTGTGTATAAAACATTAGGTTTTAAGATGTCTTTTAATCGTTGTTTGCATTGTATAAAAATTGGGCTAACCAATGCAGTAACAGCATATATTTACCACATTATTGTTCGTGCTTTTTAATCACCCCAGTTTTCAATTGGTTTAGTTTACAGCAATGATTCTATTTTTAAATTGACTTTTATGTCACTGATCGGTTTTATAAATACATTTCCATCTAGTAATTTAAGTGTTTCCATTATTTTTTTTCCAGACTGAGGTCTATTCAATAACCATTACTCTGTCTGTTAACCATCATATGTTAACGGATGTTGTTTGTAATAATTTAACAAATGGATTTTATTTTGGTCAAACCACGCTTATGCGAATTCTCTCGTTCGCATTTTTACACTTTTTGTTGTAGGTTTTTTAATGGATTATACTGAATACAATCGCTATGTAATCGAATTTATCTCCATATTATATTTTTTAGTTAATACGGGAACTGCTTTTATTGGACATTGATCCATAAGTTCTTTGTATATTGTTTTTATTTTAGGTTCCATTTATTTTACTGTTATTTTTCCAATATTTTTTGGAAGTCTTATCAAATTGTCATCTAAACAATCTGTATTTTCCCAAAAGTCAATTTTGTTTGCAGAAGGCAATTCTGATGTGTAATGTTCTTCAAATATATGATAATTCCAATCAGTATTTAAATAATTGTATAACCTTTTGTCTATAAGTTCTGTAGTCATGTTTGTACGTGTCACATTGATATTTTTTGGTGGTTCATCAATTGCCATGTTTTATAATGCATTGATACTTTTAAACTCATTTTACACAATATTTTCGTCAAATGGTTTATTGTCATTAATGTATGGTATTATGGTTAAATCATCATTGTCTAAGTCTTTGTTGTCAAAGCCAAAGTTCATTGCACCACCACCCGTAATTGTTCCGGAAATTATTACATTGTTGGGTAAATACACTATTTAGTTTCTAATAACAGGTTCATTCTAAATTAAGCTAGTGTCAAGATTATCATTTGTTATTGTGTGTTTGCAATAAATTGATGTCGCAATACTAAATTGTGTGTCTTTACTGTCGTAATCAATTTCAATAATTTGGTCATACTTTTTAACATCACAATTATGCAATATAGTAAAGTAATAATCAATGTCATC